AAATATGTAACGTCAAATGCTTCTATTAATGTAGAGCGTTACAGTTATACGCAGTGGATCGCCTTTTTTGACCGTATTAATAAAGACACCAGTCCGGAAAATGCGGGGAATATTTTAAGGCGTTTTAAAACATTTGTTCGCTGGGCTAAGTCACGCGGGCGCATTAAGCAATCTCACTTGCTTGATATTCCAACACTTGCTGTTGGTAATCATCAGCGTAGGCGAGATAGAACGTTAGAGTGGTTTGAAGTGGCTAAGTTGTGGCGTGAAATTGAGATGAGCAGGGCAGCGCTTAGTTGTCGTGTTTGTACTCAATTACTCATTTTAACCGGTGCGCGTAATAGTGAAATTCGTGAAGCTAGAATAACTGAGTTTGATTTAGAGCGTGGCATCTGGATATTACCTGCAGAACGCTCTAAAACGAAAAAGGCGATCAGGCGTGCGTTATCGATTAAGGTGATTGAATTAATCAGATCGCTCGATTTAGCTTATGGCCATCAACGTGAGTTTTTAATCCCCGGGCAATCGGTTAAAAAGCCACTCACCAGCCATGCACAAAACCGTTTTGTACAACGGCTGAATGATAGAATGAAGCTGGAGCACTTTGTACCGCATGATTTCAGACGCACTATTGTTACCCGTTTAAGTGAAAATGAGGTGATGCCCCATGTTACTGAAAAGATGTTAGGGCATGAACTGGGGGGAATAATGGCGATTTATAATAAGCATGATTGGCTGGATGAACAGTGAAGTAGGTCTATAAACATGATGGGATTTTCTGCTTTTTTGTTATCTTCAGTATCCAATAAAGTGAATCCCTGTTTTTTATAAAACTCAACCGCTTCTTTTTTTGAGTCTGTGATAATGAAGCGACAGCCAACTTGTTTTGAAATAACTTCAACTGCAATAGCAACTGCTAAATCAACTAAAGCTTGGCCCAGTTTCATCCCTTTGAAGCGAGCATCTACAGCTAAACGCGCTATTTTTATAGCCGGAAGGGAGTCATAGTTGTTCGCATGGTGACAATCATCAATTGTGTAACCATTTCTAAGATCAACTTCACTGCAAGTAAGAGTGATAAATCCCATTATTCCCCGACTGCTTTCATTTTCTGAATCGTCAATTTTTTTAGCAACATAAGTTTGTGCTACCATGGATTTTTCAAAATCCAACGCTTGATTTTTCAGGAAGTTTTTAAGGGGCAGGAATGATTTGTTGCCTGTTTTAAAAGTCGATGTTTGATCAGATTCTTGAATAGGTCTAATGATGTAGTCTGTAAATAGTTCCATTAATTAATAATAGGAACTATTTACGTGAATTTAAGCTAGCCAGAATAGCGCGACCACGTTGTAGTGATGATTTTGCTTGGCGGTTTGGCTTATCTTCTTTCATGTGCTTTATAAAACGCGCAGCATCAGCACCACTCAGTTCAACACGACCAAATGTAGAGCTTTTAATTGCCATGGTGACCTCCTTTGTGATTTGATGAAAAAGAAATGCAAGGTAATCTTGCAATAATTATAGTGCACTTTACGTTTGTAGGTGTACGAAAGCAAGATAATATTTGCTTTTAAGATGTATACAAAACAACAATAACAAACAAAACACAACATAAAACAACCTGCTTAATGTTTTCAATAAGGGCTAATGAAAGCCCTTTTTAGTCTCCTGTATGAGACTACTCAAAATCCCCGAAACCTTTCCCACTGGCCGTTTTTAAGTTGTCGAGATAGATACTACAGTGACGCATTTGTCAGATAACCGCTGAAATATATGTCACTGTGATTGTGATAACAGTGTTATATTGCCTAATTCTTTTTTATTGCAAAGCTGGGGCACGTTTCTTTTATTAGCATCTCCCTTGCTTTTTTGTTTTCCATCCACACCACTGTAAGCCTGCTGATTGTAATTCTGCTGTATACAACCTTATTGTTTTTGTTGCGTATTAACTTCTTGCTAAAGTGATCAATGTTTATTTCTTTGTACCAAGAAACCATAAACATAATTTTTTCTCCTAAACCTCCACGGCATTCTAACAACTCAAAGCAGTGGACAGATAAAGCCCTGCCACTGTTTTATGCGGTTATATTTTTTCCCGATGTTCATTTAAACCAATGCGCTTTAAATTTGAATAATCATTATCCAACAGCATCCACCCAAGCATTACATAATAATGGAGCATTGCTACAACTCGCAAATATTCACCAAAACCGAACACAAAGCCAATTACTAGAATCAGCGCGGCAGTTGGCAGTCCTATTAGAGCGCACAGTCTGGTGATGTCGTTATACCACATCCAAATCCAAGCGCGTTTAAATCTATTCTTTTCCATATCTTTTCCTCTAATTAACCGCTAAAACCAAAATATAACAACTCAATAAACTGGACGCTAAACAGTTGATTGTTAAGTTATTCGTGTTTTTACCGCCAGTTATTTTTTGCGGTTATATTACTTTTCGCTTCGCTCTTTGTGTGAGCGCATCAGCATTTAATACTAGCGCAGCAGAAACAAAAACACCCAAAGAACTTACACGGCTGTTTCGCTTGCGTGCGTATTTTTCAGGGTTTTCTAATCTGTCTTTTTCAAAAGCGATTCTTCTAGCCTTTTCCTCTGCTCTAGCTTTATTGTATCGCTCAGCTTCTTCTTTTTTATATGCGTAATTACCCATACCGCCCTCTTAATTAATAATAAAAGTAAATATAACAACTCAATAAACCAGATGGCTCACGGTTGTTATTGTTAAAATTCAGTGGTCTAAGCCACTGGTTATTTTTGCGGTTATATGTACTTGCTTTATAAGTCTAAGTCTAGATCTGCTTTAACACGCTTTTCCCACTCTTTTTGCTTTTTATCCTGCTGTATAATAATAATTGCCGACAGTGGAAAAGCTAATGCAAACAACACTCGAAAAACATAAAACAATACAATCATTAGCGACGACTTAAACCCATACAACAAAATCTGAAAAGCGTTCCCACAAGCAGCGTCTCGCACTAAAACGCCACCCCAATTATCTGCAATAGCACCCCAACAGCCTTTTAAATACTTCATTTAAACCTCTTTATTAATAAAACGCACATATAACAACTCAATAAACCAGATGGTTCACGGCTGTTATTGTTAAAATTCAGCGACCTAAGCCACTGGTTATTTTCTGCGGTTATGTTTCTTTGTTTTTATTAATGGCAAGATAGGCTATTGTTGATCCTTCATCCATCCTGACGCTAGGTAGGTTTTTAATTTCATTTAGAGCAACTACCAAGTCTTTATTTTTAATATGCATCTTACTCATATCTTTATAAACTCTTTTAGCTGATCTGTTTATTGAGTTAATAAGGCTTACATTAAATACATCTTCATTACTTTCAGGGCAAGAAACGCCGAGTGTTACAGCCAAACGTCTTATTGCTTCAAAACTACCCATAAATTTCTCCAATTAGTTACTAAAAACATAACAACTCAATGAACGCGGACAACAAGTTGCCTGTTATCTGTATGGTTATGTTTCTAATTCATTGCTAAGCCTACCCGCTAACAACTGCCAATCTTCGAAATTACAAGTTGCACACTGCTCAGACTCTTGCACTAATTGCTGTTTTGTCTGCAAACTCAACTCTTCCCAAACACTCAGCACATAACGAACAACCGCTAAAGCACCACCTGTTTTTCTGTCATGCGCATATCTGCAAGCGAAAACAATCATTATTTGATGGTTCATATTTAATCCCCTAAAACCATTTTGTTGATAGCAAGCTCTTTATAAGCTCTAAAATCTCTAGTTGCGCAAGCATCAGAAATTCCAAAATAATCAGTTAATTAGTAGTTATGACCGATATAAACAGTCTCACCAATACAGTTGTCTAAATCCATTATCTCAGTACGAGCAGCATACATTTTGAATAGCCATGCCAATAAGTCATGGCATTGAGTAGATGCCGTAATTGTGTCGGATATGCGACCGTTTTGGCCATTATATAAATAACCTATGTACCAACCTTTAGTTGATGACATTCCTTTATGGCGATAGAAAGTTGCTTTAATGTTGTACCAATCATATTCAGGGTGAATAATTTTTAATTCAATGCGTTCATTTTCATCATCACCATCCCATTCAATACCAATAGTGTCATGACCATGATTCAAGCATTCATCACCCCAATAGCTTTTTATTTTATCGGTAAGAGCTTCAAAGGCCATTTCTTTAGGCACTGGTGTTAACTTGTCCTCGATTACTTCAACTATTTGCTTTTGGGCTTGTTCTTTTAGATTTGATTCAAACGCTGAAACAACTGTGTGAGCAATGAAATTATTGTACTCAGGGAGTGATACTTGGGTTAATGATGCACCAATTGACGCTTCAATCTTTTCACCAATAGCTTTACCAAAGTCGCTATAAGAGCGTATAGCCGAATCAACTTGATCCTTTAGCATTTTCTTTAGGCTATCTTCAATCATTCCCTCAAGCGTTCCATCAGTGCATAACTGTTGCATTTTTTGTGCGGTTAATTCGTTTAATTCTTTCATTTTATTTCCTAGATTAAGTTAATTAATTTTTCAACTTTTTTTAGACAAGCAGCGCACGTTTGGCGAGCGGCTTCGATTGGCTCGTCTGACGTTACGCCATCTGATGAAAGCGGTTCTCGCCCACACAAGCTAGCCTCACCTGCTTTTTTATCAATTAAGAAAGCGTGACAGGCGCGTTTAGGGTTAGATCCTTGCCATTTTGTTTTCATCGAATTATTTCCCATTTAATTTATCTAATGATTTTTGCTTTCTCTCTTGGTATTCATAACAACCAAAATTAAAGCCCACTAAAACTGTTAATGCTTTACAACTTGCGCAGGGTCGCATTGATGGCAAATGCATATCTGTAGAAGAAATTGATAATGCAGTTGATAACTTCACTAACTTAGCTTGAAGGTGCTCAGAGCATGAATGACTACCATCACGACCACGAACCCACTCAAAACCACAAGAACAACAGGCGCATAAGTCCTCTTTTTTAGGCATGTTTTAATTCCTATTACATTCAATGAGAGTGATTTTCTGATACTTTCCGGCTTTCAATAAACTTCAGCACGTCACTGAATTTATAAAGCGGTCTGCCGTTTCCGTATAAATGCACGGGAGGAACGATTTCTAAAAAGTTGGTGTGTTTAACTAACTTCATGCTGAAGTAATGGCGGCTTACGCCCATTAAACGGGTGATTTCGTTAACATTGATTAAACGCTCACGATCTAATTCTTCTGCAGTGATTGGCATAACTGGCTCCTTATAACGTTAAATCGTTAGCTAATAAATTTTGAATCCGATCGCCTGCATGTTGAAAACCTGAGTGCCATGCATCTGCTTCGGGTGTTGCTTCTTTGTAGGGGCGCAATATGCGTTGACCGTTTATTTTTTGGTTTAATTTATCGGCAAAACCATTGTGATAAGCCACACTACGAGGAATCCCACTATCAAAACGGTTTTTGTAAATTTCACTGGCGTTTAAATCGGTTAGTTTCAACATCATTGCTCCTAAGCCGCTTTCGGCAACGGCATCCATGCTTTAAGTGCATCGGAACACTCATATTCGCTTTCAAAATAGGTGTCGTTCCATTTTCCGCGGAAAAGGTTTACCTGCATGTTGGCAATCGTCCATTGCTGTTCTGGTTCGTTCCATGCACAGCAAACGGGAAGCGGGTAGTTATCAAAACAGCCAATAATTACATCACCTTTCGGGGCGCTTTGTGCAGGTTGCCAGCCTCCGTTCATTTGTTTGGCTTTTTGATTCCATGCTTCAGCGAGTTTTTCGCCGTCAAAGCCAGTTGATAAACTATGACCGCAAGTAGTGCAGCTGATGCTGTAGGGCTCTTGTGCATAAGGGCCACCTTTCAGCTGCGCAATGCCTTTACAAGCAGGGCAGGCTAATAGGGTTTTATTTATTTTTTGATGGAATTTTTTAATGATCCCATCGCGTACTTTTCCACTTGGCATGTTGTTATCCCGCTTTTAATAATGACTGATTGCCTAACAGGCGACTTTTGATAAAGCGTGTCGGCTGGCGTTTACCGTTTTGGCTGTAACCTGGCATGGCAACAACGAGCTTTTTATTGATCATAAAATCAATAACAACTTGCACTTGCTCTGTGCTACTTTCACATTCCAAGCTGTTTTTCATTCCATCAATTGTGCAACCGTTTGTGCGTGAGCAAGCAGCGAGTAGAGTGGTTAAAATGGTAAAATTAATTTTCATTTTGCTTTTCCTTAAGCTTATCAATCGGTAGTGAAGCCACCGCTGGTATCAAAAAACGGATTAAATTTTCTATTTTTAAGTGTTGACCGGGCATATTAATGTACCTCTTGACCTGCCGAGTAGTCGATGTCGGGATCTTCATCTAGTGCTTTTTGGATCCAGACAAATACATTTTCATACCCTTCAATGAGCTTGAGCGCTTCAATTAATAGCTCTGGTGAGCGTGCTTTTGCTTCTGAGTGTGTGGTGATGCTTGCAGCTTCCAGCTTTAACGCTTTTGAGCGTTCACCCAGTTCAGTGCCGTCTGGTGTTCTGATTTTGGTTTTCATTGCCATGATGCAATCCTTTTTAATTGTGACCTGTCACTTACTTATTAAGCTGTGCGCGTTTTTTTAAATAAACGCTGCGGTTGTCAATTTCACGCACGGTAAAATCAATCGGCGTGGTGTTGAATGCTGGTGTTTTTAACAGTGTTGCTGTTTGTTGTTTTATCTGTTTTGTGAAATAAAAATAACTAAAGGTGGTTTTTAGTTGGGGGTGGGGCATAAAAAAAGGGCGTTAAGCCCTTTATATCGTTATTTCATGTGGAAGAATTCTAAAGGTTAAGTGCTGTGATGCTTGGCTACCTGCAAAACAAGCACTTTATCTTTCTCGGAGCAAAGTGAAAAGTAACGAAGCAGTTGTTTGCTTTGGCTGTCAGTTATACCCATCTCTTGTGATAATTCAGCTTCTAGTAAGCGTTGGTATTGAGTGAGATGGTAGCTTGAAGTGTTGGTTTGATATGCACTGTTATTTTCATTCAATAGCTCTTGTGGTGAGCATTGTAGTATCTCTGTAAGCTTAGTGAGATTTTTACCATTGGCTTCTGTTTGATGTGAGATTTTTACCATTGGCTTCTGTTTGATTGGCTTCCCATAATGAAACAGAAGCTTTACTTATACCAATAAAGTCAGCAACTTCAATTTGTGTAAGTTGTAAGGCTTTTCTCCGTGCTTTAATTTTATCTCCGGCAGAGGTTGGCTTCACTGTCGAGACGGTGCCAGATAACCATCTTGGATCGCAATTTAAGGCATCTGCCAACTCAAATATTTTTACTGTTTGGATTACTTTCCCTGTTAATAATCGGTGAATGTTAACTTGTGACATACCTGATTTTATTGCCAATTCATTTTGAGTGAGTGCCATTATATCCATGCGCTCTTTGATATTGAGAGCGAGTAGATTTGTTGGTTTGGATTCGATTTCATTGTCACCGTGTTGTAGCCACTCTGGGGAGCAATTTAATGTTTCAGCTAGTTCAAAAATTTTCCGTGGGTTATCTGTTGTACCATCTTCAAGCTTGTGAATTGCATTTTGGGAAATGCCGACACTTTCAGCAAGTTCTTGTTGGCTGAGGCTTAGTTCAGTACGTTTGTTTTTAATGCGTTCGCCCAGAGTATTCATGTTATTTCCAGCTAATATATTGAGATACAACTTATAATACTATCTTGTTTTAAAATCTATATTTGTTTTTAATTAATGTGTTTTTTGATTTAGATCTCGGTGGTTATGAGTAAATAATTTGCAGGAAAGCGGTGGTAAAGCGGTTTTTTAGTGAATTTTGCTAGGGAATAGGCTTAACAAGTTTGGGATTTTAAAAATTGGGGATGTAAAAAAAGGGCGGAGAGCCCTTTGGTTTGTTTTAGTGGAAAATGAAATAAGTTGGTGGTGTGATTTTCGCTTAGTGCGTTTAATTTAAATAACGCATGATAGCAAAAGCAAGGGCTGTGCTCGCCTCTACCCTGAAATCAGTTAAGTCTTTCTGTATGACTTTGATATCTGATTTTATTTCAGAAACATCTTTTTCGAGGTGAGTAACTCGCACTTCCAGTGTTGTCATCGGTGGTTCGCCTCCGTTGTTCTTGGTAGTAAAGTCTACAGAATGAATATTACTCATTATCACCTGCCTTTTCCTTATTGTCCAAGTTTCCCTCTTTTAAATTGGCTTTTACGTAGTCAAGATGGAATTCCATTACGTAACCGCAACGCCCGCAAAGCACTTTCATGTATTCGTCTTTGGGTTGTTCGTAAGGTATGCCCCAGCCAGCATGGTTATGACAAATAGGACAGGCCAGCCCACCGTTATACTTTGATTCTAATATATTTTGAAGGGTAAACAGGTTGTCAGTGACCCATTGATCTTTTGTTTTTTTATTGTCCATTAAAATAATCTTCCTGCAAAAATCACTACACCGACTATTGTGCAGTTGCCGTTTATTGGTAATATTTTGTTGGGCCAGTCTGGGTTGGTGGCTTTTAGGTAGCGTTCGCCACCTTCGATAATCAGCTGTTTGAGGGTTGCTTCGTTTTCATCATCTAATCTTGCTACTACATATTTGCCGTTGACCGGCTGAACTTCGGGGTCGATAAATATCAGATCATCTTCGTTAAATGTACCCTGCATGCTTTGACCGCGCACTTTTAACAGGAATGTTCTCTCTGAGCATTTAACCGGGCAGGGGTAGTGATCTGCATCAGTGTGGTGAATTTCATTAATTGCCCAAACAATAACCAATCTGGCTCACATTTTAGCACTTCTGCTAATTTTATAATTTTTCGAGGGTTTGATACTTGTCCGCTCTCGATTCTTTGTAATGACTGTTGAGACATATCAAGGCTCTCGGCTACATACCTTTGGGTAAAGCCTAGCTCAATTCTTCTTGCTTTAATTCTTGTTGCCAAGTTCATTTACTAACTTTCCTTTGGCGAGAGAAATCAATTTTCTCTTTCTTTATGGAAGTGTCACAACTTTAAATAGTGTTGACAAGCACGTTAAAGTTGTTGTTAAATACAATTCTTAATTGTTTAATGGTGGTCATTATGTCTTCAATTGAAAAAGCAACTGAATTAATTGGCGGTCAAACTGCTGTTGCCAAGCTGTTTCATATTAAACAGGGTCACGTTTGGGCATGGGTGAGTAAACGCAAGCGTGCCCCTGCCAAATATATCCGACAAATATCTAAAGCCACTAACGGCAAGGTTAGCGTTGATGATCTTCTTAAAGACCATGAGGATTCTAGCTGATTGTTATTTTAAGTTAACTATTTGAATAAAAACAAGATAAACAATAAAAAGGGGATTACATGGACAGTTTAGATTTAGCGATTCATCAGACGGCACATAGCGATTTACCGCTGCTTGCAAAGCAGATGGGGATCAATGAGCAGGGTTTGCGTAATAAGGTTTGTCCGACTAATACGACGGCAAAGCTTTCGGTGCGCGAGTTGTTGTCGATGATGTTAATTACCGATGATTGGTCGGTGCTGAGCGTTTTAGCGCAAGAGGTGGGCTGCAAGGTGGTAGCGAGTGAGCCGATGCAGAGCAGCTCTATTTTAGGGGCTCTGCTGGTTTTTGGTAAAGAGCAGGGCGATGTGTCGGCTTCTATTCAATCAGCATTAAGTGATGGCCGTATCAGTGTGCGTGAGCATGGTTGTATCAATAAGGAGATTGAAGAGGCGATTAATGCACTGCATCTTCTTAAAAAGTCGGTTCAAAATCAAGCAGGGAGTTTGTTATGAGTCTGATTAAAAACCACAGAGAACAGTTATTGCCAAAATGCGGGTATGAAAAAGCCCTGCGCAAACAGGGCTCTCCAACACTTGCCAAAACACCAACCTCGGTTGCAAAGGAAGTGGTGGGAGATTATACCCGTTGGGCTGATATTGCAATAGGTTGTGTGCAGTTTGTTGATGGAGAGCCTGTCAATGCGTCTTTGCGATTCGGGCTAACACGGCAATGTGAAGGGCTTCGTGCGTCTATTGGCGGGCGAGACGGAAGGGCTGAGTGTTTTTTAATGAGTCTTAAGCAGGTTGATGAAGTGATTGAACGGTTGGAAATTTTAAAAGTGATGCAGTTTGGTGGGCAAGGGGCGATTGAATGAGTGATGTAGAAAGAGGTTTTAAAGGGGTTTGGATACCTGCTGCAGTAATGCGCATTTCTCTGAGTTTTTTAATGTGGGTAAGGCGCGTTGTTCGCAAATTATTAATTCATTGGAAAAGAAAAAACTGATCACTATTGTGTTAATTCGCAAGGGTAAGAGTGTGGTTAAACGCATCTTAAAATGTACCGGAAATAGTTTAAAACGGGTTCCTAAAATCACGCCTAAAGCACCTCAAAACGGGGTAGGGAAAACCGTGAAAACTAAGCCGTTGAAGGTGGTTAATATATTAAACAAGGTGGTTAATAAATTAAACAACCCTATTAAATTTATTAAACAACCCTATTTAATAAATGATCAGGGTAGTAATACAAAGACCTTTAATAATACAAAAGAGAGTAATACAAGTAATAAACACTTGTCTGATTCCCCTGCTCAGCCCGTTGTTTCGGTTTCTGTGAAAGCTCATCCAACCCCCATTGAGCAACCTAAAAAACAAAATGGTTTGCTTGATGTTTTCAAGCAGTATCCGGCTCATCGCCGTGGTGGTACAAACGCTTATCTTCGCAAGCTTTGGAAATCTGAAAAACTGACTGAGCAAGACGCTCAAGATTGTTTGACTTGGTTGGTTCAAGCCTCTGAACGTGATCCGCAATGGTCGACTGATGGCAATGGCAGGTATGTGCTTGGGATAACCAATTTTGTACGTCAACGAAAATGGCTTGCTCCTCTGCCTGATGATACGCGTGTACTGCCTCAGTTTGGTGAGCAAGCGCAGGGTACAGTGAATAATTTACAGAACTGGCAACCGCCAGTACAGGGGTGATTTATGGATATTTGTGATCGTGACGAAGTGCTTCAAACCGTTGTTGGTTTGAGTGAACTGTACGGTAAAACATTCACTGAATCAGCGATGAGTATTTACTGGCTTGCATTGAAAAACATGAGCTTAGGCGATTTTAACCGAGCTGTTGAGTTGCATGTGACAGATCCCGAATCTGGGCGGTTTTTTCCGAAGCCGTGTGATTTAATCGGTCGTGTTTCTCGCTCTGGCAAGCAGAATTCTGAGCTGGTTGCTCAGTCGGCTGAGCTTGGCTGGTCGCTGGTGATGGGGCGTTTGCGCTCGGTTGGTTCGTATGGAACTCTTAAAATTAGCGATCAGGTGGCGATTGAAACGGTGCGTCAAATGGGCGGTTGGAAGTCGCTTTGTGCAACCAATCTCGACAAGATGGCGTTTAAGCAACGTGAGTTTATGAGTTTGTATCAAACGGTGGTGAAAGCGCCTGTTGAGTTGTTACCAAGTGAGCTTGCTGGGCGTATTGGTTTGAGTAAACAAAACTCGAAGGTGATGCAGGTGTTACGCGCTCCGCAGTCGGTGAGGGCGATGCTTGAGGAGAGAGTGACATGATCAGACCTACGATTGATTTGGGTGATAAGCCTGGTGAATATAAATCACGCATGGGTGTTGGTTATGCGGGGCGTTATGGACCTAAAAAATCTAAACGTCCGAAAGCGCAGTTTTTCAAAGCAGAAAAAACAACCGCTGCTGTTTCTCAGGATGTTGCAATTGCAAACGCTGAAGCTTTGAAAAAAATGGTGGGCATTGCATGAGTAAAACCCTTGCTGTGCGTATCTCTGATGCTCAAATTAAACGCTATGCGGGTGATGATTCAGTGGAGTGGCTTAGCGATACTCGCCACAAGGCGCTGTTTTTTCGCTACACCTCGACAGGTGGCTCTTGGTGGTTGGTGGTTTATCGTAACGGCAAGCGTTTGACGCATCGTTTTTCATTCTTTCCGGAGGTGAAAACACGGGCGGTTAGGGCTCATGTTGATTATGTTTTAGCGCAGTTTTTATTACGGGGTGAGCGTGAAGTGGTTTCTGGTTTTGTTGATGTAAACGCATTGCTGGATTGGTATGAGCCGCGCGCACTGTCGAATGCTTCACTTGGGAAAAAACGCAAGGCGAGTATTAAATCTCAAATTAAATTACACCTGAGGCCATTGCTTGGGGAGTTGTTGGTTGATGAACTTGATCATGCAATTTTAGATAGGGTTTTTATCTGGCCGTTACAAGAAAAGTATAAAACAGCAACCGTGCGGAAATGCTTTGGCGTGTTGAAAACGGCTCTTTCTCACGCTAAGAAATTGAAACTTATCTCGTTTAATCCGCTTGTTGATGTGATGTTTACGGACTTTGTGGTGTCTAAAATTATTCCGAAAGGGTGCGCACTGCAAGCGAACGCGGTGCCTCAATTGGCTAGGCAACTGCAAAAAGTGGATGAGTTGCAACGGGTGTTTGTGTTGATGATGCTATTGCACGGCACGCGCATTGGTGAAACACGGCTGGCCAAGTGGACTCATATTGATTTTGAGAATAAAACTTGGTTTATTCCGAAAGAGAATACTAAGACGAAAGTAGATCTTGCTTTGCCACTTTCTGACGTGGCGGTGTCTTTGTTGGCTGATTTTTCTGATGGTATTCGTGTTGGCTTTATCTTCAAGCTCAGCCCTAAAGTTGGACTGTCGGAAAATACGGCAAACGGTATCATTCAGTGTGTCAGTGGTCGTGATTGGTGTGCGCATGATCTGCGTAAGTTTGCGCGGACTGCGTGGGCAAATCTGGGCGTTGATTACTTGCCGGGAGAGATGTTGCTCAACCATGCGTTAAGCAAGATGGATAAAACCTATATCCACACCCACGCCAATGATTTAATGCGCAGTGCGCTGGTTAAATATCATGATTGGTTGATTAAACAGGGGCTGGATGTGGTGTTGAAAAAAGAGACGGCAGGGTGGTGTTAGATGGCTAAAACGGTTAATGAGCGCAAGCAAGCACAGCGTGAAAAATTAAGAGCGATGGATATTACGGTGGTTGAGGTGAAGCTTTCTGCCAGTGAGCGCGTGATGTTGGACGAGGGTTGTATTGTACGTGGCGGCGTGGGTGGTGCTTATTCGCGTGATGAGTATATTGCGACGCTTATCCGCAATGATAATAATAATTTAAAAAGTGACCTGTCACAGTTGGGGCATTGTAAAAAATGTGATGAAGATTTGCCTGTGGGCTGTAATGGTTTGTTTAAGGGTGATTGTGAATGTTTTCATACGCTTAAGGCTAAGTCGTTAATGTTGTAGTTGTGGTTTTTCTTTGGGGAAAGGGATTGATGCAGTTAAATTCTAATACATGTTGGTTGTTATCGCAGTGGGCCGTGTGGGCGCGGATTAATGGCGCGACGCCTAAGGGTTACGGTGAAAGTCCGATGTTTAGGGCGGTGGCTTCTAAAATTGTGAAGCCGAATATTTTGATTTCAGATGATGAAGCGGTGGAGATTGACGCGATTATCGCTAATTTAAAACAACGTGACAGTGAGATGGCAAAAGCGTTGGTGACTTATTATTTCAGCGGTGGCAATGCGTCCCATGTGGCAAGGGTGCTGACTTATGATGCAAAAAAGAAGATCAACCGCAAATATGCCGATGTGTTAGTTAAATCAGGTACGGCATGGGTTGATGCCTGTTTAGTGACGAATAGGCAAATGCAGGAAGTGCTTAAAAAAGCAGGTGTTACCTGCCTTCACGCTCATTTGATGTTGGTGAAGGAGGAGGTTTGATTTAATCAAGCAACTCTTTAGCACCTTCTATCTGTAATTGTATAAAATGATTCACTCTATCAATATTCTCTTTTGAGGATGATGAAATCATAGTTCGCATTTTCAAATTATTATTACATACTTTACTTGGAGCTGGTTTGTCTTCTTGGCATTCAGAGTCAATATAGCTGTAATGCTCATCAGGACTAATTAATGCCATAAGAATATTTTTCATTGCTGCTTGCTCTTCATTTATAAAATTAAATTCTGAGCACGCTCTTTTAAACGCAAAGTTATTTAGAAAACGAGGCGCGTTCTCTGTTGCACATTGCTCTGCTAGTTTAAGTAGCTCTTGGTTACTCTTTGATAAATTATCATTTTTCACTTTACTGTCCTTATTTGTAGGAGTTCTTTAAGTCATTATATTTTAATGCCATTGACTTTACATTCAACTTAATTAATACTCTTTTCAACGAGGCGTAGTAACCTCAAACTAAACGGCGGACAGAATACCGCCAATACAACAGTATTTTTAGGCGGTATTTTTGTGTCCAATACTCCAGTTTTATGTCGGGAGGGCGAGGAATACAATACCCTTTGGGGGAATAACTCCGCCTGATCCGTTTAGCAGGTTACTAACCTCCCGACACCCTCCCATCGTAGTAAATGGGATAATTAAATAAAACGGAGCTTCATCATGAGCAATCTAACTATCCTTTCAAAAGCAATTCGCCAATTAGATGATCTATATTCTCTTAATGATCTGCATAAAACCTCTGGTGCTGATAAAAAACATCAACCAGCTAACTTTATGCGTATTGAACAAACTCAAGAATTAGTTAAAGAAATTGAGCGTTCCTCAAATATGAGGAACGCTTTTAAAGTAAGCCAAGGTGGAAAAACTCAAGGCACTTATGTTTGCAAAGAGTTGGTTTATGCTTATGCAATGTGGATCAGCCCTAAATTCAATTTAGCGGTCATTCGTGCATTTGATGAGATGCAACAACCTATTATTCAAATTGAAAGTAATGAGCCCACGCTAACAAGTGATCAACGTTTGCATATTCGTGAGCAGGTAAGCGTTCTGGTCAATGCAGATGAAACGAACTCGTTCCCCAAGCAATACGGCAAACTGCAAAACAAGTTCCGTAAAAACAGCTATAAAGATATTTTAGCGAAAGACTACCCAAAGGCGTGTGAATATTTAGGCTGTAAACCCTTTTTACCTGCCGTTATTGAAACAGAAACACCCGAAGAGAAACCAACCTACCACGATGCCGACAAGTACCAGCTGATTAATAAGATGATCGAACAGATGGGCCTGAAAGATAAACCCACGGTTGTGCCTTACCTTGAGCTGGAAAAATTAGTTAACCGAAGCCGTGATATTCAGCAATCAACAGTCAATCTATTACGTGCATGTGGTGGTATTGACGATGCGATTGGTAATTTGAAAGATGTAACTGGGAAAAGTTTGTTTGATGTTGCTTAGTTGATAAACCACCATGTTGTTGAGCTTAACAATATGGTGGTTATGTGATTTAGTAGTAACCGAATGTTATATCACAATTGCTACTGCCAAAAACATCCTCAAACTTATAATAAAAACCATCATCAAACCATGAGTATGTAAATTCAATTGCCTTATCATGTAAAAATGAATCGAACTGTTTCACTTGTCCGCCATAGTTATCTAATACACCTTGAATATCGCTTGTGCAGACATTATCACTAGGTACAAAACTTGTATTTCTAAACGTAGTAAAGTAAGTATCTGAACATCCTTCATAAGGGCCTCCCCATGTATAATAAAATCGCCAATTGCGATCACCATCCTCCCACCTGTAATTATGATGATGAATATCTCCATTTAATGAGTTTTCAAATTCATAATCATTCCCCATTAAGTCAATTGCATTTTTTATTTCCGCATCACAATTAACTGTAATAGGTTTATCTGGGTTTGTTTCTTCAGGTTTATCTGGAATTGTTTCTTCAGGCTTATCTGGAATTGTTTCTTCAGGCTTATCTATATAGTCAGGTTGATCATCTGTGCCTTCCATCGATGTTCCATCACAGCCCTGTAATCCAACCAGCAACAATATGGCAATCGTAACCTTAATATTCATCATTACTCCTTTAATTCAAAAAATTGAGTGGTTAGCGAGACTTGCTTAATCTAACTGCTGACTTTCCACAAAATCTGCATTCGCGAGCTTTTATGCTGATTAATTCTGCGCAGTACCTGCATCGTTGTTGAGTCTTTGATATGCCTTTAGTGGAGTCTTTCCCTAAATACATAAGAGCACTACCACCAAGTATTGATATAAAAGCAAAAAGCATTCCATCAGACCTTTGTGCCATTAACCCTATGTTGTGCACTCTTTTTATTTCCTCAATATTTACTGCAATAGTTGTATCAAAGACAAAGTAGTAGTAAATAAGAGACGCTATTCCACCGAAAAACAATGCAAGACCGATCATTCGAAATAAAGATTTCATATATAACCCTTTTAAAATAAAAACAAACTACTTGTAATCAATGTAATGTCAACAAAGTCCGTTTTATACTTTAGGCAGGTTCACAGATGTTATTAAAAGATAAGAATAAAGAAGCTAATTAGATCCTTTATTCTTATCTTTAACAATTCACTATGATAGATAGCGTTTTTTAAATAATATTCAATTGGCAATAAAATAGTTTTCAAACTGAGATATTACCGAGACAGATTTTTTTAACCAATATTTAAAGCTATTAATTACCACACGGAGACCGCACGCGAGTTTTTAAGCTATTGGCGATGCGCTCAATAACCATCAATCACACAGCGTTTTGAGATATTTATCATAGAGGAACATGTTTAGCCTGTTTTTGGGCGTTTTTTTATTGTGAATTATGTTGTTTTTTGGAGTGTCCAGCGTGGGCAGGTGAATATGTGAAATTTTATTAGTTGCAAATGTGGACCCACTCAAGTAGTCTAAATCACATATCGTTAGATACATGCGCCTCGACAATGTTTAAACATTAATCGGGGCGTTTTTGTATCTGCTACAAAATAAGTTTAATCCCTTTTAGCCTCGTTCAGCTTTTGCTGTTCGGGGTTTTTTTATGTCTGGTGAAAAGCATGCAAACACAGAATTTCAAACCAAGTGAGTTTAATTGTCCATGTTGCGGTCGTGGTGAAGCTTCTATTGCTTTGCTTTTAGTTTGTGAGAATTTACGTGAGCATTTCGGTGTGCCGTTCACACCAAATAACGCGTCACGTTGCACGTTACATCAAGCAGAGATTTATCAAGAGTTATCAGCTAAAGCAGGCAAAACAATTAATCCTCCTAAAAAATCAGATCACTCAATAGTGAATGAGAATGGTGGTGAGATTGAATGTAATGGTGTTGACCTAACGATTCCTGGTGTACCTCCTCAAGCTGTTTATGACTATTTAGATGGTTGTGCCTTTTCGGATATTTTGGCGTTGGGTAGCTATGAAACATTTACTCATGTCGGTGTTCGCGGTTATCGCGCACGTTGGGAGGGGTAATGGAGAAGGTGATTGTTGGGTTGGTAGCATCGTTAATCGTTATTCAATTAACGTGGGTTGGTACAACGGTTACTGAAAGTCAGGTGTCATTGGCAAGAATACAAGTGTTAGTGGCATCGTTAACGATTGATGTTAATGATGCAGTTGAAGCGGGTAAAAACACACAGGCCCGTCTCAGACAGGTAGAAAGAGATTCAGATCGTATTAAACAAAAACTAAATATTAATTAAACAAAAAAGGAGAGTGTTATGAGTATTAAAGCGTTATTAAAAGAGTGTTTGGTTGTTTTCATTGTCTTGATGTTGGCATTGTTTGCATTCAGTTTGTTCCCACCTGTTGCCCACGCGTCTGAAATGGCTGCAGGTGCTACTGATAATTCAGTACCTCTATTTGAAATGTTAGCTCTGTTGGTTGGCGGTGAAAAAGCAGCGCAGTGGTTGGGCGCTATTGGTTTTGTGGCTTACCTGTTAACGCAGCTTATCCCTTGGATACCTGCATCGTGGCTCGATAAGCTACCGAGTTGGGTATTGAAGTTATTGCATTACATTGCCGGTAATTACCGAGGAACGAAGAATGAGCTATCTAGCCCTGCTAAGCGCATTACCTAAGTTAATTAACCGATTACTGGATAAGTTAGATGAATTCGACAGAACACGCAAACAGCTTCAACGTGAAGAACGTAGCGCTAGTGTGCAGGCAAACCCTGACGAAGCTTTTGCTGATCTGTTTGGTAAGTCTCGCAATATCAAGTTGCACAAACCCATCAACCGTGAAGCGCACAATGTGCGATCCAACTCCGCCACAACTGGAGTGGATAATGACAGCTGAAGGTTATGTTACGACAGCTCAAGGTCAAGTAGCTATCGAGGCGCGAGGTGCTTACCTTTCGCCTCGCTCTCTTGGTGAATTGACCAATTATGTCCATGATTTGCGTGATTGTATCCATGATTGACCCGATGTTCCCCGAACTATCAGCTTTCTTGATATTTTGCACTGACTTGGTGCAAAAGGTACTCCTGAGCTCTGGTAGCACACGGGGGCGCTGAAATGTCGGGTTTCGGCTGATTTTCGGGTTCTATGTTCAACAGCAGGGTATCTATTTAACCCCCCTCAGAGCGAGTTAGTTAAAAAATGAGCAAAACCATTCATCAATACAACATCACTCAGATTGCGGATATGTTCGGTTTTCACCGTGACACCTTACGCAAACGGTTTAAAGGTGCTGGGTTGCGAGCGTCTGGGCGAGATGGAAATGCAGATTTATATCTGCTTTCTGAGGCTGGGCCGGCTGTTTTTGGTGGTACGGGCTCTAGCGTGGTGGGTGTTGATCCCGATTCACTTCAACCCACTGATCGCCGAGCTTGGTTTCAATCTGAAAATGAACGTCTTAAATTTGAGGTGGAAGTCGGTCAATTGTGCCTTGATGAAGAGGTTCGTATTGAGATGGCTAACTTGGTTAAACCCATGTTGGCTGAGTTAGAAGTATTACCTGATCTGCTTGAGCGTGATTGTGGTTTGTCACCCAAAGCCGTTAAGTATGTGCAGGATAAGATTGATGATATTAGAAATTCAATGGCAGAGAGGATGAGTAATTGAAATATGCCTCTGCTCGTAAAATTCGTTTAGATATTGCATCAAGTGTTAAAGCGCCTATTCGCATGCCAGTAGCGGAAGCCGCTGAAAAATATATGCGCGTGCCGAAAGGTGGCGCGAACAGTGTGCCGTGGGATGCAAATTTAGCGCCTTATGTGATTGAACCAATGAACTGCCTTGCATCGCGTGAATATGATGCGGTTATTTTTGTCGGTCCAGCTCGAACCGGTAAAACCAACGGTTTAATAGAGGGGTGGATGACGCATATTATGATTTGCGATCCCTCTGATATGTTGATTGTTCAACTAACTGAAGAGAAAGCGCGTGAGTTTTCTAAAAAACGTATTGACCGTTGTTTGCGTGTTAGTCCTGAACTTAAAAAACGGTTAAGCCCTTCGCGTAACGATAATAACGTGCATGATAAAATATTCCGTGATGGTACTTATCTTAAAATCGGCTGGCCAAGTATCAATATTCTCAGTTCATCTGATTACCGCTATGTTGCGTTAACCGATTACGACCGTTGGGAAAATGATATTAACGGTGAGGGTGACGGTTTTTCTCTAGCCAGTAAACGTACCACCACTTTTATGTCGTCTGGCATGACAATGGCGGAAAGTTCACCGGGCTTTGATGTGGAAGATCCCCGTTGGAAACCTAAAACAGAACATGAAGGCCCACCGTGTGAAGGGATAATGGGATTATATAATCAAGGCAATCGCCAGAAATGGTACTGGCAATGCCCTGAATGCAAAGAATACTTTCAGCCGGTGTATGAAACTTTAACCGGTTATCAAGATGCAGTTGATGCAAAAACAGGATCAGACAATGTAGAGATGCAGTGCCCGCACTGTAAACACCTTCTTCAATCCCATCAAAAACGCGACTTAAACGGTGGCGGTGTCTGGCTGAAAGAGGGGCAGAAAATAGATAAAAAAGGGAAAGTGACAGGTCACGCAAGACAAAGCCGAATTGCCTCTTTTTGGATGGAGGGACCCGCGGCCGCTTTCCAAACATGGCAACAACTGGTTTATAAGTTTCTCAGCGCAGAAGAGGAGTTTGAATTAACAGGCTCACAAAAGAAACTGCAAGCCGTTACCAATACCGATTTAGGCAAACCCTATATCCCCCGAACAGGCATAGAAAACTGTACCGTTGAAGAGTTAATGGCTCGCGCTGAGCCGAATGCAAAACGGATAGTTCCTAAAGGTGTACGTCTTTTAGTGGCGACGATTGATGTGCAAGGTGGGCGAACGGCTCGCTTTGTTGTGCAGATCACAGGTTATGGCAAAAGCGGTGAAAAATGGCTGATTGATCGTTACAACATTAAATATTCAAAGCGATTTGATGATGATGGTGTGGTTGAACGGATTAATCCTGCGGGTTTTGCCGAAGATTGGGATCTCATTATTTCTGATGTGATGCAAAAGAGTTACCAGTTAGATGATGATAGCGGTCGCAGAATGCCGATTCAATTTACTGGATGTGATCATGGTGGTGAAGATGGGGTATCAGATAACGCTTATAAATTTTATCGCCGTTTGAAGATAAAAGGGCTGCATCGTCGTTTCTTTTTATTGAAGGGCGCAAGCAGTGCAAATTCTAAAATTATTCGAGAAAGTTTTCCTGATAATACAAAAAACTCATCCCGCAAAGCAAAAGCGTTTGGTGATGTGCCTTTGTATTTATTGCAAACCGACGAATTAAAAGACCGCTTAAGTGCTTCGCTTGAACGTGACCAAGCAGGACCAAACTATATCCATTTTCCCGAATGGATAGGGGAATGGTTTTATGAAGAGTTAACCGCAGAAGTGCGGGCTAACGGCAAGTGGACCAAAATTTCACAACGCGCACGCAATGAAGCGGTGGATCTCTTCTGTTATGCAAACGCTATTTTACTGCTTAAAGGTTACGACAAAATCAACTGGGATAAACCGCCTGCATGGGCGAAAGATTGGTCTGATAATCCGAACTTAATTATTGGTGAGGGCGATTGTGTTAAAGCTGTCACCATTGAAAAGCCTGCAACAAAAACAAAACCGAAAAACAAACCTAAAAATAAATTTGTTAACCGAAACTCAGGAGGCAGTTGGTTGTGATCACTAAACAAAAATGTATCGACATGATAACCAAGTATGAAGAGGCAGAATTAAACCTGCTTGAAGGCAAAAACTTTATGATCGGCAACCGTATGTTTCAGTCGGAAAATTTGGGTGAAATTCGCCAAGGCCGTCAAGAGTGGGAGCGCCGTTTACTACGTTTAAACCGCAAAAGTTACGGCCCTAAAACTGTTCGTTTAATCTAAAGAGTTTCCTATGAACCTATTTGAAAAAAGCATCTTGGCACTTGCGCCCGGGTGGGCATCTTCACGCGCTGAAAACCGTCATAAGGTTAATGCCTATGAAGCAGCCCTGCCAAGTCGCACCCATAAAGCAAATAAAGAGATGCGCAGTGCTAACCAAGCTGTGTTTGCTTCAGGTAAATCACTGCGTGAACAAGCTCGCTGGCTTGATGAAAACCATGATATCTCTATCGGTATTCTTGATAAATTGGAAGAGCGTGTGATTGGTGCCAACGGCATGATGATTGAACCTCAGCCCCGCACGTTAACAGGTGAAATTGATACCAAACTGGCAGAGGAGATCAGTGAGCGTTTTAAAAACTGGAGTTTAAAGCCAGAAGTAACCGGCCGTTTTACCCGCCCGCAGATGGAGCGAATGGTACTGCGCTCTTGGCTTCGTGACGGTGAAATATTCGCACAATTGATTAAAGGCAAAGTGCCTGCTTATAAATATCTGACTAAAACAGAGTTTGCACTGGAGTTATTAGAAGCCGATTTTGTGCCGATTCAAGATGATTTAGCTAAAAAGGTACGTCAAGGCATTGCGGTTAATACATGGGGCAGGGCAACAGGCTTTCATGTTTTATATGAACATCCATCAGAAATAATGACCAGAAGTAACACTAAACTAATTGCTGCTGAAAATATGCTGCATCTGGCACTGCGAAAACGTATTCATCAACTGCGCGGTGTAACGCTGTTTCACGGCATTATCACCCGTTTATCAGATCTTAAAGAGTATGAAGAATCAGAGCGAGTTGCTGCCAGAATCGCGGCCGCTTTGGGTATGTATATCAAAAAAGGTTCACCTGATCTGTATGACCCGGAAAGTGAGCCGGATGATCAGCGTCATTTTGATTTAAGCCCCGGCGCGATGTTTGATGAACTTCAACCGGGTGAAGAGGTCGGCATGATTGAATCAAACCGTCCAAGCGCACAAGTAGTTGATTGGCGAAGCGGTCAACTTAAAGCTGTGGTATCAGGCGTTCGTTCAAGTTACAGCTCAGTTGCCCGTGATTATGGCGGTTCCTATTCATCACAACGACAAGAGTTAGTGGAATCAACGCTTGGCTTTGAAGTATTACAAGATGAATTTATCTCGCAGTGGTCACGGCCTGTTTATCGTAACTGGTTAGAGATGGAATTGCTGGGCGACTTAAAGCTTCCTGCAAATTTAGATCATACAACTCTGTTTGATGCTACCTACTTGGCCCCAAGCATGCCGTGGATTGACCCTGCAAAAGAGGCTAACGCTTGGAAAGTGCTTAAAGAAGATAAAGTGGCAAGTCGTGCTGAGCAAATTCGAGCGCGTGGCAAAGTGCCTCGTGAAATTCAGCGTCAAATTGATGCGGAAGAAAAATTAAACCCAACATTGCCCGAGGAGGGTAAAAAAGATGAACAAAAGTAAACAAGATTTCCCCCTTCGTGCCAGCGCTGGCTTAAAACCTGAAAACTCTTGGTTTTCAATTCAAGCCAAAGCCAATACACTTTGTACGATGAAATCGGCGGTTGGGGCATTACTGCTAAACAGTTTGCCGAAGAGTTAACCGCGTTAGGTAATGTGCAGAATATTGAGATGCGCATCCATTCGCCTGGGGGAGATGTGTTTGAAGGGATGACTATCTACAACCTGTTAAAAGGCTGCTCTGCTTATATTACCTGTTATGTCGATGGATTAGCCGCCTCGATGGGCAGTGTGATTGCAATGGCTGCCGACAAAATTATTATGCCAGAAAACGCCTTTATGATGATCCACAAACCGTGGGGCGGTCAGATGGGTGACGCTGATGATATGCGTAAATATGCCGAGTTATTGGATAAAGTAGAAAGCACATTGCTTAACTCTTATGTTCAAAAAACAGGTAAAACAGAAGAAGAAATTTCCGACTTACTTGCTGAAGAAACTTGGTTTACCGGATCAGAAGCAGTAGCGGCAGGGTTCGCTGATGAGTTAAGCGAACCACTAGAAACTGCCAACTTTTTAAACTCAAACAGAATGAAGGACTACAACATGCCACAAAAACTACAAGCATTGCTACAGCCTAAAGCGACTGCAAAGCCAACTTCTGATCCAAAACCATCACCTGCACCACAGGCGGGAGCGGATCCGCAACCAACCCAAGCAACTGAAGCAGATATCCGTGCTGCAGTGATGGCGGAAGAAACAACACGCCGTAGCAATATCACTAATCTGTTTGCTAACTTCGGCGGTAAGCATTTAGATGTTCAAGCCGAGTGTTTAAACGATATGAATTGCACACTTGAAAAAGCTAAAGATAAAATCTTAGCGACTTTAGGGCGTGAAACGACACCTGCAGCGCCTGCAAACGGTGCGCACTTGCATGCCGGCAACGGTAATATTGTTGGTGACAGTTTACGTGCGGCTATTGAAGCGCGCACTGGTAACGGTGAAGCGCAGGTTGATAATAATTACAACAACTATAACTTGCGTGAACTTGCGCGTGCATCATTGGCAGATCGCGGTATCAGTTGTGCAATGCTTTCGCCAATGGCGATGGTAGGGCTTGCCTTTACTCATTCCAGCTCTGATTTTGGTCAAATCTTAATTGATGTGGCACATAAATCACTGCTTAAAGGGTGGGAAGAGTCAGAAGAGACCTTTGAGGGCTGGACTAATAAAGGCTCTCTCAGTGACTTTAAAACCTCTAAACGTGTTGGTTTAGGTGCGTTTGGTTCATTGCGTGAAGTGCGCGAAGGGGCCGAGTACAAATATATCACCACCTCTGATCACGGTGAAGAGATTGCCTTAGCAACATACGGTGAGATTTTCTCAATCTCTCGCCAAGCGATTATCAATGATGATCTCTCTGTGTTAACCCGTATCCCTGCGATGATGGGTCGAGCCGCTAAAGCAACGATTGCGGATCTGGTTTATGCGATTTTAACCAGTAATCCGAAGATGGCAGACGGAACAGCGCTGTTCCATGCTGATCACGGTAACTTAGGCTCTGGTGCGATTTCTGATATCAGCAAATTAGATACATTACGTCAGTTAATGCGCACGCAGAAAAACGGCAAACGTAACCTTAATATTCGTCCTGAATTTATTATCGGTCCCACTTGCCTTGAAGCGCAGGCATTGCAAACCATTGGTTCAGCATCAATAAAAGGTGCTGATGTTAACGCTGGCATTATCAACCCGCTACAAAACTTTGCTAAATACATTGGCGAGCCTCGTTTAGATGACGATAGCGCAACTAAGTTCTACTTAGCAGCCGGTCAAGGTCGAGACACCATTGAAGTTGCTTACCTGAACGGTATCGACACGCCATATATGGAGCAGGAGCAAGGTTTCACCGTTGACGGTGTGGCAACAAAAGTGCGTATTGACGCAGGTGTTGCGCCACTTGATCACCGTGGTCTGGTTAGTTCAACAGGCGTTTAGTCCCGCGTTTTAAAAAACAAAACAGGAAGCCCCGAAAGGGGTTTTTT